GTCATCTTGACTCATGTTTTCTGGTTTAGCGAGCTTGCAAAAATTTGTAAATCCTTGTGCTTCATCAGCACCAAATTTCATTGTTACTTTCATACGACCTTTCTTATGGGAACTTTCTTTAAACTCTGTTTTAATTTTGGTATTAGCCAAAGACACTTTTGCTTTGATTGAAGAATCGAATTTCTTAGCTGATTTAACATCTAACTTGTACTTTTCGTTCATCTCATGTTTAGGGTTCAATGTTTCCATTTTGGAAACCTCCGTGTTCTATAATAGTTCAGGAGAATAAGAAATATGCAAGACGAGTACGATTTAAGCAAGCTAGTTAAAAATAAGAAGAAGCGTTTAAACAGCAAGAACAAAGGGAATACCTTCCAAAGAAAGATCGCTCAGGTTTTTAACGAACATTTCCAAACGGATCAGTTTGCTCCTACACCGGGATCAGGGGCTTTTGCAACTACGCACAGCCTACCCAAGCATCTTCAAATCTACGGGGATCTTATCACTCCACAAAACTTTTGTTTTGTATTAGAATGCAAGAAAGGGTATAATAGCGAAAACATAGGATCCACTTTTAGCAACAAGTCCCTAATTACAGAAGCTTTACAACAGGCAGACAGAGATGCTAAGAAGTGTACAAAAATCCCCATGGTAATCTTTCAGCAAGACAGGAAAGATATCTTGTGTATCATTCCATACAAGAAATTCCACGCACCGTTTTTAAATAACTTGAGCTATTATATTTCATTAAAAAATGAATACTTAGTATTAAAACTAAAAGAGTTACTACAGTTATATCCTTATGAAGCTATATTCTGGATTATGAGTCATTACTGATACTTAGCTAACAAAGTATTAATCAAGTTTCTTTGTTCTAACAATAAATTAAATATATCAGTATTAATAACCCCTTCTCCTAACTTTTGTATTAACTCACTATCATGTCTTCTAACACTAGCAAGATTTAATTCAAAATTGAACTTGCCTTCGGACATACTTAGCGATCCATAATGATCAGCATCACAAAGTTTTGATTTGCCTTTGCAAATAAACTTTAATGACCCACCTTCAGCAGTTACCCCAATAAAGCCTTTTCTGATACCATCAAATATTTGTTCATAAGAACTATTATGGTCCATCACCCTAGATTCTCTACCTTGAATAAATCTAGACACAGTTAATTGATTTTTCTCAGCAGCCGATGCCGTAGCCATGGTAAATGCTTCCAATGTACATAACCAAGATTCTTTATTAGAACCTTTCATGCCAGAAGACATAGCACCTAAAATCCTAGACCTTTTTTCTTCCTCTATATACTTGTTTAAATCATGTCTAAAATCTAAATTAGTTTCTGGATCTGTTTCATACGCAGAAAGTTTTGCCATAAATTCGTCGGATTCTTTTCTAGATTTGCTAGCTAACACTTCCTTTACTATTTTTAAAGTAGATTTAGATATTTCTGGGCTTTCCCCATCCCACAAAAGTTTGTCCATGGTTTTGGATAATCCCGCCAATTTTTCCATATTAGCAACATGACCAGCATATGCTTGAGCAGAATGAGTTTTTTTAAGTTGACGAATAATGGAATTTGATTGCCCCAATAATTCAGGGTCTGTTGTCTTCCCAAACAAAGTTTTAAGAATAGATCCAAAACTAGCAGTGCCTAATTTAACACCTTTGGCTTTTGTATATGTTTTTATTCCAACAGGAACAGCAACTGATTCGGGGCCAGCTTTGTCCAAGAATTTATTCAACTCAGGATCTTGATAAAGAGTCTTTGCGTCTCTAGATGAGAGTAAAAATTCTTGAATTTTTTTGTCGGAAAGACCCATGCGCTTTAACGCAGATACAGCTTCCGCTTCTGTTTTGTATACAAACATTAGGTCAGTCTTTTTGCCATTTCGTTTGCTAGTACCCAATCTAACTACAAAATCTGCTTTCATTTTGTATGCGAATTGAGAATCAAGTTGGATCAATGCCTTAGCTGCTTCCATGGTAAATGTATCAGCCAACACTGCTTTTTGTTCTGGTGTTAATCCTACCAAAGCAGCTTCTCGTATGCCGATGTTAAGTTCTTTGGCGATATCAGCGAAATCTCCTAATTCAGCCAAGGCTTCGTCTGTAACAACTATGTTTCCCTGTTGATATGCTTCATAGGCATTAAAGGCTTTTAGCAATCCTTCTTTATTTTTATTGTAGCTTGTTTCAAACAGTTTAATTGCTTGTTTTCTATACGCTGCTGCTCTAGTTGGTTCAGCCCTTGCGAGCTTGGCTGCTTGCCCTAGGAGTGTTCCTATCTCCACGAATTCCTCAGAAAAGAACCCCTGAATTGCTGCTAGCTGTCCTGTGCTAGCAGTTCCCATCGTGAACCTGTCACGAGGAATTTTCAACTCCTCTGCATTTCTTTCAGGCACTTGACGAGTAGCCCAGTCTTCCATTTTTTTATCGTAGCTATCAATCAAGTGTCGCCATAACTGCGTATCTTTGCCAATGCCTTTTCCTTTGCTCCACTTGAATGAAACTGCGAGGTCTGACGAGTCTGATTTTATTCTTATAGATCTTTTATCTTCGGAAGTGCTTCCTGTGGATATATGGTCTTTAACCCATTGAATATCAGATTCTGTCACAATTCCAGAATTTACTTTTTTAGCTATAGATAGAAATCTAGAAAATGTTTGACTAGCTTCCTTTTGTTGCTCTAGAGTCAATGGTGTATCTTTTTGATCTTTACCATTTTGTAGTTTAGATTCCAATGACCAAGATTCTCCTGCAAAATATTTTTTTAATTCAAAAGAATCTCGCATCCATTTGGGCATTGAGTTCCCAACAGATACAAAAAACCCATCATTAACTAGTGAAATTACATCTTTGTTTGCTGTTAATATGGATTCTTGAAATTGCTGTTCTAATTGTTGTTCAGGGCTAAGTATGGGCTGACCCATGGAGTCTACTTGAGCCTGATTAGGTTGATTTTGCGCTGGATCTTCTGAATCCTGTTGTCCCCGCATCATTGATTCAATTTTCTGTCGTGCTTCGGGATTTAATTTAGCTATTTGATTAAAATTTATAAAAGGGGATCCTTGTGTTCCTCCCGGAATTGGCTTTCTACTTAATGTTATCAACCCGTAACTAGGGTTTGATTTACTTGTTGATTTGTACACACCAATGTCGCCTGAATAAGGTTCAGGATTTGCTGTAGTAGCAGCAGTAGCTTGTGCTCGCCCTAAAGCGTCTTCTATAGTCGCATTTGGATTTAATGCAGCCTGTTCGGATATTAGCATAATGCTAAACTTCCGTTTTTTTATTTTTTGATAACTTTGTAATAGTTCTTGAAAATAATCCATATTAAAAAACCCACCCAGTCGTATCTGAGTGGGCCTTAAGTTATAATAGCTTTAATTTACTAATCCATTGGTTCTGATTTACTATCGGTAGAAGGAAGTATTGAATCAGTAGTAAGTTTATTATTATCTATGTATTGTCCGCTTATGTAAAAATTCCTTGCTTGAACATTAAACTCCACTTCATAAGAAGAAAATTCTCTAGTATTTGAATAGTTTAAATCTGATTGTTTAATAGCAGTCACAACAACATCTTTCATAAAAAAATGAGTTTTTAATGTTTTTTTACCATCAAGTTTATATAAATTTAAGTTAAATGTTTTTTGTGGTTTAAACAGAGCAAATAATCTTACCCCAATGTTTACATCTAATAAATCATCAAATGCCATGGTAAATGTTCCCGGTTGTGGAGTTGTTAATGTAAATTGTCCTGTAGGCCCTATTCCTATTACTCCAATAGGAGATGCTTGAGTACTAAATCTTAAACCAGAAAAAGATTTCACTGCTAGTGTTAAGGGTTTTCGAAATGCTGGAGTATCTAAAACTGTTTCAGTCACTACTGGTGTATTTGGAACTATATCATTACTAAAATGAGCTTCCCACCCATATGATCTAACTGAATCTAAGGAATGAGACAACTGAACATATGGAATAGCTTCTGCAAATTCTACTCGTTGAAGAAGAAATCGGCTATCTGGTTTTATTGGGTTATCGCCTGTTAATAGTGTTGGACGAAATCCCGCAGTTTTAATATCAAACCCAATATAATCCTCCCTTGGACCAAACTCTGATGTTTGATCTTGTCTTATTTGGTTTGGAGAGTAATTTCGCGCCCCATAATATCTTTCAAAACCAGCCATAATCAAGCATTCCTAGCTATTCCAGCATTGTCATAATGAACAGCTACATCAAATCTAAACTTCATTTCTACAGTATGGAATTCGTTTGTTGATGCATACTTCAATTCAGCTAGTTTCCAAGATTTAGGGTATATCCCGTATAGTTTAGTTCCACCTATAGGCTTGCCTGCACCATCAAGTAATATCACAACAGCAGTATCCTTGAAGTTAGGTGAAGTTGTGACAGGAGAACTTGCCACTCCTTGAGTACCTGTAACTGGATCGTAAACAGTTTGGAACCACTTATAAAGTAAATCAGCAACATGGGGTTGATACAAATTATCAAAAGTTACTGTTAATTCCTCAGGAGAAGCTTTACCGGGATAGAAAACTTTGTCGTTAACTCTATGAACTTCAATATCTTCTACTTGATAACCAATTTGAGATACTGATTTAGCTGCTAATGTGAGAGGTTTAATCTTTCCTCCAGCTAATTGAAGTCCTGTAGGTAATCCTTGGAAATGTATTTCCCATTGATATGTGCGAACTGAATCTAAACTTTTAGAAATGAGAGGTATTTTTGCTTTCTCTACAGTACCTCTTTCTTTGCTACCTTCTATATAATACGGATTAACCATAATTTATTCTCCTATCAGCCACCTAGTTTAGCTGATTGATTTGTAACATTTAATTCAAACACTACGATTTCTGCGGCTTTGGTGGGTTGAATGATTACCTTGCACCAGAGTTCATTTCTGTCTACTCTAACTGGAGTGTTTGTTGTTTCATCACATACAACTGTGTAATTTACTATACCTCTTCTCTTTCGAATATCTTCTAAGAGTGGATTCATAACATTTCTAATTGCTTCCCAAGTGATAGGATCGTTTGGCTCGAAAACAAAGAGTTGTGTGCTTGCTAGGACAGCTTTGCGTAAGTAAATCATTAATCTACGAACATTGATTCTATCCAAGGCAGTTGGGTTACGCTGTGTGGTTCTTTGTCCGAAGATCGTAATTCCCTGTTGTGGGAAATTAACTATTGGGTTGATAATGTTTCCACCACTGTATAGTGAATCTCTATCCCCCTGATTTAGGTTGACTTCTACTTGAGTAGGTTTGGTTAATCTGCCTCTACGGAAACCAGCAGGGGCAAACCAAGGATCTGCGATTGAGTCTGTAAAACACATTTGGCGTGCAGCATAAATTACCGGATCATACCAACGATCTACACCATCGAAGACATTAAATACCTTGACCCAAGGCCAGAATACTGCTGCATAAGAGCTATTGATTGGTGCAGTTCTAGTTTCTGATCTTCCGTTGGTCCACTCTATTGCTTCTTGTGGGGTATTGATTGCACCATATGGAGGGGATACCAAGGCCAAGAAGTTTTGTGATGTTTCAGCCAAAGTTACCAATGCGTTTTGAACATTCTGATTACTAATATCTGGGACAGCAGCTATAGAGATATTCAAATCGTCATAGTCTAGGGCATAGAGGCCCGACTTGGGAGTATCTGATTGAGAACCTATTATTGCTACAGCGTTTGCAGTATTGTCAGTAGAATAACCACTGTGACCACCCGCAAGATTAGTATTGGCTTCTATTAGCTTCAAGAAGCCGGGGTTCATGTAAGATGTTCCGGTACCAGAAGTAGCCCCATTTCCTGATACTGTTCCACCTTGGTTGCTAAATCCACCAAAGGTAGTTGCAGTGTTAACTATGGTTCCTAGTGTAGCTGTGAAATCGGATAGCGCAGTCATGCTTAAATCTGTGCGGTTTGCACCAGAAACAAAGTATCCCTTGATTCTTTCTGACTTAAGATCAGTATCACCAACATTTATTTGATCTTCTAAGAAGTTTGCGGAAGTGAAAGATGCTTTAAATTGTTCTAGCTTGCCACCGTTTTCATTGACTGTTAAAATGAACTGTGAGTTTCCTAGAGCATCAATTTCTATTGAGTTACCACTTGTAGTACCGTCTGCTTTTGTACCTCCAACATACCCTGTTCCGGGGAATAGTGATTTTACTAAGTATCCAAAACCTGTGGAACTAACAGATCCACCGAATACTTTTAGTGAA